TCAAGGCTTTTGCGGTTTTATTCATACTACTTGTCCTCCTGATTAATTAAATTCTTAAACATTTCGTATAGTCCTGTAGAAGCTAAGCCGCTAAACATTCCTGTTAGTACTACTTCTGCATTTATACCGTTTAAATTCATTAATACATTAATTACTAATCCTAAAATTAGCATTATTAGTGGTATGTACTTGTTTGGTATAAAGTCAAGGCTATTTTTTATAACGTAGCCAACACATAAACATATTCCTACAACTACTATACTAAAATATTGTGTTAATACTGATATATCCATAATTTCAATTTCCTCCTATTATTTTATTTAATAATTAAAGCTATAACAGCACCAACAATCGCACCTACAACGGATAAGATTATTTTGTCTCTTATAGCTTTTTTAACTTCTTTATAATCTTTTGCTGGCTCATTTTCAATGTTGCCAACACGTGCATCTAGCTTATTTACATCTTCTCTCATGAGTTTTACTTCTGTTGCAATTTCTTTTATAGAGTATGTAAGTTCGTGAATATCTTCGAGCTTTCCTGACATTTCCTTAAATTTAATGTCATGTTCATCTAATCTTTTTGTATTAGATTTACTTCTGTCTTCTGTTTCTTGAAGTTTCATTATATCTGACTTTTCCATCGTTACCTCCTACGCTGTTCTTTTCCACATATAACATGTTATATATGGTTGTAGTAATGATAATGATGTAGAGCCTGCAGAACTTGTAGTTTGTTGTCCTGATGCAGATATTGTATGAATGTGTCCTTGTCCTCCACCAGTACTTTTAGCAAATTTTTCAACATTTCTTAGAGTTTTATTCCATGCGGTTGCTCCAGACAGAGCATTTGCTTCAGTTGATTGTGCAGAGCCTCCTGAAGTCTGCCAAACATCATGCGTATGAGCGGGTATTTGATTTATTGTTAGTGCTGTACTTCCAGTATTTCCACCGTGATTATGACTTGCTATCGTATGTGTATGTGATATATTTGCTGTTTTTGAGCCTCCAGTTTTTTCAACTGTATTAAAACTACTATCTGATGTATTAACTCCAACAGGTACTCTTCCAGCTCCCCATAATACCCATGTTCCGAATCCTAAATATGTAGCTGGATTTGTGTTTGTTGTTTCCATTCTGATATGTCCAACAGGATTTTCTGCTTTTTTCACTGAAAGAACTGCATCATTTATCATTTTTTGTATATCTCTCAAATTAGGTTGCACTATAATCACCGCCTTACTACAAAATCTAATACATCTCCCGTTTCAAGAGCCCAGTCTGTTGTTGTTTTTATCTTATTAGATATGCTATTTGCTGTTCCAACTTCTCTATAATGTCCATCTGTTCCGCTTGCATCAGAGCTTAACAATAATCGTTCTCCATTCAAGTACACGTCAATCACCGCTTGTCCGACCTTATAGTAGCACGGTATTGTTACTTCTGTTCCCGCCGTAACTGCAGATGTAATTTTTAAATGATATTTATGTGATTTTGATTCTAATAGATCTATATTAATATCATCTGAATATTCTTGAAAATTTGTTCCATCAAAAATATAATTTTTAGATTCGGAATTAACTCGATAGATTTCTCCCGCAGAGGAACTTGACTTTAAATTTTCTAATTCTGTTAATGTTGAAACAGCCCCTTTAAAAATTAGTGGATTTCCAAATTTATCGAGCTGTTTTTTTAACGCTTCAGCCATTTTAGAAGAATATAAATTAAGATCCGCTTTATCATTATCTGTGAAAATCGGTATTTCGTATTCAGTTTGTTTCATCTCTTTCTCCTTTCAACTGTTTAGTTGAGTATTTTTTTAGCTGCAATGTGCTTAGATTTTTAATCTCTGAATATGTTAAATATTCAATAACTTTAACCTTTAACTTGAATCTCGTTCCTACTTCTATCTTGTTTGGTTCAACTATTGTTTCAACTATCTTCATTAACCACACCTCTTTATTTTTCCATCTTGACAGATCCAAGCTACAGCTCTTTTAATTTGCCCATTTACACAAACAAATATTTTTGCTCTCTTGATTGAATTATTAACTTTTAGAAAAGATGTCTTTTGATTGCCTGCCAAAGTTACCGTACATGTTTTCGAGTTTGTATATCCACCGCCAGATACAATAAAAGTAACAGTTAATGAGTTACTGTTACCATATAGTTTATAAATCTTGTCTAGTTCGTTATCTGAAAAAGAAATCGAGTTTGTTCCTGTTACTACAGTTTTAGTTAAAATAGAATTACTGCCTATTTTCATTTCAAGACTTAAGGTTAGTGCAGCAGGATTTGTAATTTGTATTGAGGTTCCATCTCCATGTTTGAAATTGCTAGCTGTACTTATTCTTGCTATATCATAAGTTGTGAAACTTATCTCATTACTCTCAGTTGATAAACCACTATCACTTCTCGTACATTTTATTTTTAACTTATATGTTTTATTGGGCTGTAGATTTTTTATTTTAAATATTCCGCTTTTTCCATCACTTGCTACGTTCTCACTATAAGTTGCAGAACCAATCCAATCTCCACCGTTTAGCGAATAATGAGTTGAACTTCTAGGATCTGATACCTTCCAATAAATTTCTACTTCATTGAGGCCTTTACTGTTAACTTTAAATTCGGTGATACTTAAATATCTAGGTATTGTATCTAAAGCCCAACTTTGTTCTTTGTCGATATTATCTGAACGAACATATATGCCTCCATGCATTTTTACAGTAAGGCTTGTGGTATTACTCTGATTAATATCCAAGTTTCCAGAGGCTAACACATCACCAGTTGTGACAGAATGGGAGTCATCTCCTGAATATACGTTCTGACCATTAATTTCTACTGTTTCGTTGTGATGGTAATATCTCGATGAACTTCCTCCAACGGCAGTGACTTTATACCAGATGTTTCTTACGTTTCTTTCCGCACTTATGCTGTTAGTTCCCCATTCAAATCTTAGTACTCTTCCCTGATATCCTCCAGAGTCTACACTTCCACTTGTTGCCATTTGTTACACCCCCTAATTAAAAATATTGAAAATATATATCGCCTTCATTAAGTGATGTAGGCACTGCAGTTCCTTTTTTTATTGTACTTTTGTTTACAAAAGACTGATTTGCTGTGGTTTTCGTCATATATGTCGATGTTGCATCACTCTTTTTCAGATATTGATTTTCAGCATCTGTTTTCTGTAAAAATTTTTTTTCTGCATCTGACTTTAAAATATAAATGCTACCATCTTCAACATTCTTTAACTCTTCTTTAATTTGTTCTAAAACTTTTTTACACTCACTAGATGTCTGCTCATATAAACCTTTAAAAGTCAAGAACTTTCTTGAGTCTACAAAATCTGTTATTCCGGAAGTTCCGCTTCTAAAGCGTGCAAACTCTAACTGATATAGACTGTTTTCTCCGTCATACCTATTAATGTCCTGCTGCGTTACAACAGGATAACTTGTACTTGATGTTAATAGTTTAAATGAAACTTGTTCAAAATTATCTTTAGTCGACTCCTTTGTTAAGTCAATTTCAAGTATTAGTAAACAATACAAATTTTCTGAACTAATTGCTACTGTTTCATTATTAATAACGGCTACTGGTCTACCTGCAATTTCACAAAGTCCTTCGGAAATTGTTATTGTGCTGCTGGTCTTGCTCAAATCCATTCCGTAAAAAATTCCATCAGCTTTATTTAATATCTCTTGATGTATTCTTGCATCAACTTCAGCATTAGCAAGCTGATTTGTAAATCTAAAACCTTTTATCATTTTTACTTATTCCTTTCCTTTAAAATTTTGTCAATAAAATTAACTCTCATATTTCCACAAGTAATTTCGATGAAGTTGCTTCCATCATCTTTTATTGCTGAAATATATGTATCTAATATAATGTTGTTATTAGTTCTTACACTTAGCGGTGTACCAATTTTCATCTTTTCAACATCAAATAATTTACTATTTCTATTTATTGAAAATGAAATATAATGATTGTAAGTATTCGATTTGAATTTATCTAATGCTGTTTGTCTTGCATCTTCTGCCTTTGAAGTATATACTACTTCAATGTTTCCAGTCGCTCTATTAATGTCACTTTTATTTTGTGTTGTAGTTCTATCGCTCAGTAAATACCATTTTTGAATATCTGTATCTGTCTTTACCACAACC